AATCATTTCCAAGTTCATTACCTACTCCTTCACCACAATCTACATAATCATCCGTACCATCAAAATCTGTATAGAAGTCACTTCTGGCGATTGCAGTAGTGGATTCTGGTTCTGCTTTGTCTCCACAGCGTAACCAGAGTTTAAGATTACCTGTCCTGTCCACTCCGTATGATGCTGATTTACTAAGATCAATTACCTTACCATTATTGTATATGGAAGTAACATCTGAGGCACTTAAAGCAGTATCCCAGATTGCTACTTCGTCAATAAGTCCGTTAAAATAAGTATCTGCTTGTTTTGCAATTTCAAATGATTGCCCAGATAAATTAGGAGTTGTTGTGCCTACAGTTCCTGTATATGTAAGTGTCTGCTCTTCACCATTTATATATCCTTTAAGCCTACCACTATTACCTGTACCACTTCCATCAAATACTAAAGATAAATGATTCCAATCTGTAGATGTAAAAGATATTGTCCCCCAAGAACTACCACTATTGGAAACATTAAAATATATAACATTACTTGCTACTGCTATATGTATTCTATTTGTATCATTTAATCGTTTAGACACTAAAAATGATGTAGAAGCAGTATTGTTTATTTTTGCCCAAAAACAAAATGAAAATGTTGATACACTATTTAAAGATGTTATATCTCCACAGTCTAAATAATCATTAGAACCATCGAATGAAAATGAATGGGTTGAACCAAATGCNATCCAATTCTTCCATCTGGTATTGAATGAGCCAGAACCCCCATGTTTGTGAAAAAGTCTTGTATTTAAACTAGTGCCTGTACCTTCTGCCCAATTNCTCCACTTTGTATTGTTGGAAGTACCAGATGCACCTTCTGAATCTAAAAAATCCCCTAAATTAGTATTAAGTGAACCCCCACTATTATCGTGATCATATTGTTCTTTTATTTTTTCGTTAATATTATCTGGCATATTTAAATCTTTATTTTAAACAGGGGGGCAGTTGCCCACCCCCCATATTGATAAGTAAGCTATTAAGCTATGATTTGAGAAAGGACTTCAACACCATATCCATCTACAATTTCTGTAGCACCACAGAAACTAGAGACTACGATATTAGAGCGTAAGAAAGAACCTTCTCTGTACTCTTCGATCCTCATCATTTCACCTGCATAACCGAATCCAATAGCATCTTGTACGAAGATACCACCTTTAACAGATGATGCAGTTCCAGAAGAACCACCATCGTTATCAGTTATTGTAAACTCTGGTGAAGAATACATATTGATACCTGCTATCTTAGAAACAAATCCTGTTCTAGCACCTTCATCCTGTACTCCTGCACCTGCAAATTGAGCAGATGTCACTAGGTCATTATGTACTCCATAAGTACCCCAGATTTGTCTTGGCTCAAGTACAGCATTAGGCTGACCGGGAGCAGAGTTCTGCTTTAATTTAGCTAGAGCATCAAATAGATTATCTACAGTTAAAGCTGAATTGTTTGCACCTACTGCACCAGAGAAACCATCATACAAAGCGTTTACAATAGAATCTAACTTAGATGCCATTGCATTACCTGCCAATGCACCTGCGTGAGCATATACATCATCAGCGTTTGATAATTTAGCCTCATCATAGATAGGTAACATAACACTCTGCATATCTAAGGTAATTGTTTTCTTCTCAGAATCCAAAGCAGTAGAAGGTGTTACTGTACCCTCTGCTGTCGCTAATACATCTGCTGATGTCACTTGGTTAGAACCTGCGTTATAAGCTATAAATGTAATCTGATCTGCTTTTGGTTCACTCTTTTGTCTTACCAAAGGCACAGATACACTTGCCTCACTAAATTTAAGAATAGCCTCTGCCTCGATTACTTCTAATAAAGCACCTGCGTAATTCCCACTATCTCCTGTTGCCATTATTTACTCCGTTTCTTTCCAAATATAGAATCCCATCTATCTTGAGAAATATGAGAGAAGGTAGACCTTATATCAGAGAAGGGTACTTTTTCATGTCCTACAGACATTCTAAAGCCTTCCTCGTAAGGTACTTCTTCATTACCTACCATATAGATATGTTCCTTATCCTTTGTAATCGCAGATTTAATATCCCCTTCAAGCTGTAAGCCTGTTGTGGGATTACTATCTACTGATTCGAGATGTGAACTTTTCTTTAATTTGCTCATAAGTCGTTTTGTCTATCTTTCCAGATACATGGTCTTTTACAGCTTCTTTCAAAGTTGCATAGCCTTGCATCCCTGTTGAATCAGATGTCTCTACACTTGGAATATTATTTTTAGGTTTTAATATCTTTCCATGAACTGACCTTAGTTGTGCTAAAGTAAGTTCCTTAAACTCTTCCCTATCATCTTCTGGGAAGTCTGAAAGCAGTTTCTCTTTCTCTGCTGTGCGTTCAGCTTTATACTGATCCACTACAGGAGTTAATTCACTAAGCTGTTTGGCTCTTTCTTCAGCGAGGGTTTTCCATTCTTCATTTTCCTCTAGCTGTTTCTGCCTCTCAACTTCTTGAACCTTCTCAAGTTCAGCAATCTTAGACTCTGCTTTCTGTAATCGTTCTTTCTTTTGCATTACTTCCTGCAATAGTTCAGACTCACGATTACTTATGTTGTCTGCACTACTCTGGCTTTCAGTAGCCAACTCTTGTACGCTCTCTTGTACTTTCTCTTCCATTTTTTCCTCCATGTTAATGAAATCTATTTGCCTATTTTAAAGTTGATAGGCTTCGCAGTTTCTTTATCTGCGTTTCTTTTAATTCTTTGCCTCGCCTCTTGCTGTACAATCTTTATTGATTTATTGCTAAGTGGTTTGCTGTCTGTTGTTACTGCTCTACCCATGTCCTCGTTCCATTGTATTTTTTTAGCATTTGTACCACTCCATCCGATTGTAACACTATCAGAAGTAAATCCCCTTGTTTGTAATCCATTCATCATATCACCTGTAAGTGTAAGATTTACCTTACTACCAAACCCTGTGCCACCTCTTTTAAGTTTTGGTTTACGATTTGCGTAACCTCTACTGTATGATTTAAAGTTCTTATTAAATACATCTTTACCTTTTACCTGTGTCTGTACTCGTATATCATCAGTAATCTCATCACCGATGTGTTTCCAGAATGCTTTGTCAAACTTGGGTATGTTAGCAAGTTTACCCAACTTGAATACCTTCTGCTGTTACAGGTTTAAATGTCTTTTTCTTTGATATAAAAGACTTAGCTTGTTTTGGTTTCATTAATTCTTTAGACCTTGATGTTTCTTTTCTCCAATGATGCCTACAATTATATCCTGCTGAATTAGAGAAAGTGTTTGGAAACCTAGAATCTATCTCATCCCTTGTTAATTCCCCTGCACTTGCCATAAGTAAACATATATCTCTGGTCTTATCATCTATAATACCTATGTAAACATATTTAGCATTAGGTTCATCAAACTCAGCCATTTCAACCTTCACATTACGCTCAAATTGATTTAAGCCTGTGTTTACTAAGGTTTCTACTTGATCTATCCTTAAAGTACCACCTGCACCCCTTAAAATGCCATCTGCTATCTCTTTCTCGGTAGCACCTGCAATAACTCCCCTTGCTATTTCTTTTTTAAGAGTCTCACCTAAACCACCTGCTTGTTTTATGTAAAAACTTCTATCCATTTCTCTTAAAGCATTTAAAGACTCTGCTGTTACTGTGCCTGTCATCTCCATAGCACCTAGTACACTCTGGTATTCAAGCATTAATCTATCTATATCAGCATTTAGGTTTAGTTTGTTAAGGATAATATCTTCCATATCCAACCCTTGAAGTACAAGTAGTATCTCATTCTTACTGAGTCCTTGCTTTTGTAAGTCAAAGACCTGCTTAACAAGTTCCTGCTGTACTCTTTCTATTGATCTAGCATATTGTAAGGATGCAGTATCTTTAGCCACGCTGTAGTGCCTCTAGTAGTGGGTTAGTAGGTTGTTCTGGTTGATCTGGTTCTAGTTCTTCCATCTTTAAAGCTAACTCAGCCTCATCTATATCTGGGTTGAACTTTCGTACAAGTTCTTCACGAGTAATAAGATTATGTTCCATCATAAACTCTAATTTGTTGCGTTCTTCTGTCCATGTCATAGGAAAGCCAACCTCTGGGTAATCAACGCTGTACTTCTCAGATAGGTTTGTACCTTCATGTACGCTTAACAGTTCTCTATCTATTTCATATCTTTCATGTTCAAAGTCTCTAAATACAGGGATGTCTGACTCTCTTGTTTCTATATTGTCTACAGAAAGAATCTTTAATGCCTCACCACTTGGTGGTGCAGAGGACTCACCCCATCTAATTGTTAAGCTATGGTTCTGTCCTACTTGGTTAATTAAGTCCTTAACAGATTGAATCATCTGCCCTAGATTAGCACTTGGACTTACATACTGCATTGATGCACCCTCTGGAAGAGCAATCAAACGATCTACTCCAAACTTTAAGTAAGGTGGTATCTCTGTATCTAATCCTGTAATCACAGGCGAACCCATCATTAATCTTGTAGCAATCATTACCTCTGTCCACGCATTAGAGGCATGAACAGCACAACGAGTAACATCCGATGCACTTGTGTTAAACTCTACTTTAGATAATGGGATAAGGTTGTAGGGGTTCACCATCTCTAAGTTATTCCCTACAGGCATCATCTTACCATTTACATTAAAACGGAAGTGCATACCTTGCTCACCATCTAAAGGCTTACTCCAGAAAGCGAACTGCCTATCTCCATTAAAGTCTCTATGTATCTCATAGCTTACACCATATACTTCACCATCATATACATACTCTTTAACAATAGGATGTATCTTATATTCAATGCGTTGTGTCTTTGGGTTGTACATACTCTGTAAGTGACAGCTACCTAACAGCCAAGCAAGTTCTCCGAACTCTCTAACCTTAGTGTTTAGGTTGTGAGTCTTTTCTTCATAGTAATCATTGAACTCACCATTAATAAATCTTTCAGCAGGTTCTTTTAATAACATAAGCCTACTCTTGGCAAAACGCTTTACAAGTGACATCAATACAGGTGGTATCTGTGATAAGGACTCTGTGCTGAAATACTGCTGTATATGCTCATCTAGGTTTCTATTATAGTAGAAGTCTAGTGATGTATTCTTCTCAGCTATAGTATTATCCAACGCACTATATTCTGCATCTTTAACTGAACGCAACACAGCCTCTTTTCCGAGGTCTGGGAGCATTATCTTATCGTGTAATTCCATTATAAACCTTTATGATATGGCATAATCATTCGCCTTTGTATGTTCCTGTATGAACTCCCCCATCTCAGACTCACTTTTAAAATATAAATGCTTACCATAGTAGTGTAAGAACACTATAGTAATAATAACCCCCACTACAATACCCAATAAAAACTCTACCATTCTGTACTCACAGGCACACGCTTAACAATAGGATGTTTAAGTGCTATGTAATAACTACAAGCATCTAGAGCGTGGGTAAGGGATATATCTTTAGTCTTTTCAATCTTACCTGCTCTATCTCTTTGACATTGTTCTAAATCTTTTATTAAATACTTACATACAGGATCAACTGTCATCTTAACCCTACCATTCGCATCCTTTAACATTCTATTAAGTGCATTAATTCTATCTATTACAGGAGGGTTAGCTTTTTTTGCTATTACTTGAAAGTTGTGGTCTTTTAGTATCTGATGGTCTGACCTATGGCTTGTTGTTGATCTGGCTGAACCTGCACTATCTGGATATACAGGAATAGATGGAGCAATCTTTTTCATAGAGTTAGCCATCTGTTCTGTATTGCTGTTTGTTTGTCTTATCTCATGGAAATAATGTATTGAGCCATCAGTATATTCACATCCAAGTACAGCACTCATATAGTCCACATTAAAATCAATACCCCAGAATAGATTAGCTGATAACTCTTTAGCCTGTTTAATATGTATCTTCCTATCAAAGTTGTAAGCTACTCTATTACCTGTAGATACAAAATCAGCCATGAACTCACTCTTAAATGTTACTTCATCCATTGTTGATTTAGCCTTGTCTACTTCTTCTTGTGATACAAAGCCACCATCTACTGTAGTATATTGCCAAGACTTCCAATCTGGATCATCTGACTGCCCTCTAAGATAGTAATCATATAAGTGGTCGAATGAGTTAGGCGTACCAATAAACAATGTCTCACCTTGTGTTGTTGTTAGCATAGGGTAGATAATCTCTTCATATACATTAGGTTTTATATAACTAAACTCTTCCATTACTACCTTATTTAAAGTTGCTCCCCTAAGATTGTTTTCCTGCTCTGCACCTTTGATTGAAATCTCTGCATTGTTTGGTAGCTTAATAGATAACTCTGACTCGTTGATTACAGCACCCTGCCATTGTCGAAATACAGAACGCAACATTGGAAATATTACCATCTTCCCCTGTCTGTATGTCGGTGCAACAAACCATCTCCGTTCTTCTGGCTCTATCTTGTCGTGTAGTAACCACAGAACCGATAATATACTCTTCCCCCACCTTCTCCCTGCAACAACAACCTTCTGCCTCTGAGGTGCTTTTATTATTTCTTTTCTTATTTGGTTTATTTGCCAATCAATCAACTGTAATTATTGTAATGGGTTCATTCTTGTTTGTTACTTCTCTTATCTCTTTGGCTTTGCCTTCTGTTCTATCAGCTATAAACTGAACTGCCCACGGTTTACCTTCCAGAGCGTATTGGAATACTTTATACATAATAACATCGAGCTTACTCTTTCCATCAAGTGTACCCTCTTCATCACCAATCTTTTTAAGTATATCTGGTATTGATCGTACTTTAGGAGGTCTACCATTAGGGTTACCAGACTGACCCTTTTTAAATGGTTTACCAACAACCTTCTTGCTGTTTCCTTGCTGTTTATCAGCACTCTGCTCTTTCAACTCTTTCTGCTTTCTTCCCACTAAATTCCTCCCACCTTTTTACTATAACATCACAATAATGTGGATCAATCTCCATACCATAACACTTACGATTAGTTTTCTCACAAGCTATTAGGGTTGATCCAGAACCAAGAAATAAATCTATAATTATTTTAGGATTACTATTTTTTATTGCTCTTTCACACAATGCTGTAGGTTTTTGTGTTGGATGTTCATATTTTGTGTCTTTATCTATTTCCCAAACATCGGAATCACTACCACTAAATTCACCTTTATAAAAACATACTTCATATTGACCTCTATAGCCTCTACCAAGTCCAAAATTATTTTTTTTCCAGACAATAATATCTCTTGGATAAAAGTTTATATCCACTAGATTATATATTCTTCCCCATACATACATTTCATTTGCTTCTGGTATGCACAAATAAAAAGGAGTCACATCTTGATCATCTCCTTTTAAAGGCATTTTTTTGCGACCACCATAACCACCTAAACCATAAGGGGGATCAGTAAACACCATATCAGCCTTTTTACCATCCATTAATAAATCAACATCTTCTTTCTTTGTCGCATCTCCACATAACAAACGATGCTCACCTAATATCCAGAGATCACCTGCTTGTGTAATAGGCTCTTCTACTTCTGGTATCTCATCATCATCAATCAGTCCTGCTGTAGGTTCTTCTTCATAGAATTGTAATTCATCATTACTAAAACCCCACTCTGTAAGTTCTCCCACATCAAAGTGGTTAGCCAAAGCATCATAATCCCATTCACCTACATTCTTATTTAATCTGATGTTTAGTTCTTTTTCTTGGTCATAGGATAAGTCAATCTCAACACATGGGATAGATTCTAGTCCTATCTCTTTAGCAATGCGTAGTCTTTGGTGTCCACCTACAAGGATGTTTTTTCTGTCTTTGTTTTTGTTTACTATGAGAGGATCAACTAATCCGAATCTGTTTATAGAGTCTTTTAGTTGAGTGTATTGGTCTTTGGTTAGCTGTCGTGGATTGTATTCAGCCATTACCAAGTCATTGGCATTATAATATGTAATATTTATTTCTGACATTTAATAGTTGTAGCTACAACACTAGCGTTATTGTTTCCTGTCTATCGCCATCATACGCACCTTAAAGTAATCTAAAAGCGACTTATTATTTTCTTTTAACGAGTGAGGCACAATAACAAGCCTCTATAAATAAGGCTCAAACGCATAGTATTTAGGGGTATTTAAGTGGGTAATAAATAAGGGTAATAAATTCTAAACTCTAATATTGTTAGAGTTAAAAAATATTAAAAAAGTTTTTCCCTGTCATAGTCTAGGACTTGAAACAGGTCTATTTTGTCATAGTATTCTTTTAATAATGTTAGTGATATTAATACAGGCTCTATCCATAGCATCAGCTACAGACTGCCTAGATATTCCGAAATCATGTCCTATTGCAGTATATGATTCCCTACCTATGTAATACTTAGCCATAAATATCTCTATCTGTCTATGTGTTGCTTCCTGTGCGAATAAGATTCCTGCAATCAAAAGATTCATTTTATCGTTCTCTAGTTCTTTTATCTCCCATTTATCTTTATGATCTCCATCATATCTGCCACACATCTCGCATGGTTCTACTTTGTTCATGTTTACCTCTGGTATGTGAAAAAAAGGTTTTGAGGCTTT